GATGTGGCGGCGCACGGCATAGCGCAGGAAGGTCAGCGTCTTCACCGCGCTCAGGTCCTGCGGGCCCGGCTCATCGAACGTCGGGTCCGTCAGCAGGGCATGCGGGATCTTGCGCAGGGTGACCGCCCGGTCGATCAGCACCCGCCCGCCTTCGTCCACCTGGAAGGTGGAGATGCCGTCGTGGTGCAGCAGATCGCGCTCCTGGCGGGTGAAGCGGTCGGCCAGCGCCGGCGCGACGATCCCGGCCAGGGGCAGGGTCCGCGGGGGCCGCGCCGGATCCCGCGCGGCCTGTGGGGCGAGCGCCCCGGCCAGCGCCGCCGCCCAGTCCCAAGGCGCCGAGGGGCCGCCCTTGGCACCGATGATGGTCAGGTGCGGCGAGTTGCGGGAGTTGCCGAGGGTGGTGAGCTCCCCATGGGTGCCGGCGGCCGCGGCATAGGCATGGGCGTCGAGCTGCGCGCCCGGGCCGAAGCGCCGGGCCAGCTCCGCCTCCAGAACCGCCAGGTTGGCCGCGTCGGTATAGGCCATGGCGATGTCGCTGAACCACAGCTCGCCCAGGTTGGCCAGCGCGCCGGCGATGTCCGGGTTGGCCCCGCCGCCACCCATCGGGAACACGCCGGCCATCAGTCCCGGCGGCGGTCCTTCACCGAAGGCCCGGCCGAAACGCAGGTCGATGTCGTTGCCGGCCCGCCCGGCATGGCGGGCCCGGAGCAGGATGCCGCCGTCGCTGGCCGAGGCCTCGATGGGCAGGTCGCCGGCGGTGTTGATCTCCTCGGCCAGGCGCTCGGCGATCCGCAGGTTCGGTTCGCCCGGCGCTACCTCCAGGTGCAGGGGGCGACCGCCGACGAAGAGGGTAAGCGGGCCGGCGGCCTCGCTGCGTCCGGCTAGGGTCAGCGCCCCCATTGCGAAGCTGGCCCTGTCGTCATCCTCGATCGGCAGGGCCCAGGCCTCGGTCTCCCGGTTGCCGGCCCTCAGAGTGCGGAACATCAGATGCAGCATCGAGCCGGCACCGAACAGGCGCCGGGCCTCCGCCTCGTCGGCGACGGGCACCGGCAGGTTGGCCCGCGCGGCGCCGGCCGGCAGCTTCTGGCCGATCGCCAGAATACGCGCCGGCGGGCCGTCGCCCTGGGCCGCGGGGGAGCGGCCGGGCTTGAGGAACTGACCCGGCGTGTGCAGGTCGATGGAAATACTGTCGAACGAGATGGTCATGGGTTATGCCTCCTTGGTCTTGTGATTACTTTTGCTCTTGTGTCGTTTGGTCGGCGGGCATGCGCGGGCCTGCCGGTAGGGTCTCCACCACGTCGCCGTCGGCGAGACGCCGGCGCCAATAGGCGCAGGGCGTGACGGCGGATCCGGCCGCAAACAGGTGGCCACCGGCCGGGTCGCGGATCTTCAATGCCGGACTGGCCGGCCTGACGAAAATGTCTGGGGTCATCCGATTTTCTCCTTATGGTTGGGTGAGGGGCGGGTCCCCAACGCCCGCCGCATCCGGAAATGGGCGCGGCGCGCCGAGCCTCACGAACGTGAGGGCCCAACACGCCGCGCTTTCAACAACAGCCGGGATGGCTGCCGTTCATCGTCACGATTGCTTCGTCTCCTCGGCGGACATGCCTTGGAAAGTAACGGCGATGTTGCCCTCCTCGGTGCCGACGTTGCCGTCGTTGGCGTACCAGGCGTTGCGTAAGACGATGATTTTCCCGTTGGCCAACTCTAGCGTGACCGTGACGTCGTCGAGGTTCTGCAGCGCCTCCAGCTTCAGAGCGTTGCGATCGGTGACCTCGCCCTCGATGGAGGCGGTTTGGGGCCGCTCTTTGAAACCGTGGACACGGTCGGCGCCCACGATGGCTTCGCGCTTCGGCTGGCCCAGGTTGTAGGTGAAGCTGCCTTTGGCGTCGTGCTGTACGCCGTCGATCTTCAGGAAGATGCGGCCGGCGCGTCTTTGGGGATTTGGCATGTGTGATTACTCCATCAAAGCCGGAATTGAACCTTGCCCGCGAAGATACGGAGCTGGTTGACGATGTTGGGCGGGATCAGGGCGTTGACCCGGTTGGGGTCGCCCGGATCGCGCTCGATCAGAAGATCGGTCTTGAACTGGTCGACGTTCTCGGCCAGCCCTTGGTCCTCCCACTCGCGGAAGAGGGCGATCAGCTCGGCACGAATGATGGCCGGCGTGACGATCGCCTGCCCCGGGCCGAAAAGCGTGCCGTCATCGGCCAGCTTCGTGCGGGGGAACTTCTGTGCGATGCGCGCGCGCACCGAAAAGCGCAGGAGAGCCAACGTCTTCAGCGTGTTGACATCGAGGAAAGCCACGGTGTCGATGCCAAACGCGTCGGTCTCCTGGGTGGTGATGGCGCGCTCGATCAGCACCCGCCCGCCATCGTCCACCTTGAAGGTGGAGATGCCGTCGTGGAGCAGCAGGTCGCGCTCCTCGCGGGTGAAGCGGTCGGCCTCGCCGGGCGGCAGGATGCCCGCCAGCGGCAAGGTCTGGAAGGGCCGCGCCGGGTCCTGCTTGGCGTGAAAGGCGATCACGCCGGTCAGTGCCGCCGCCCAGTCCCAAGGGGCCGAAGGGCTTCCGTCGGCGCCCATGATCGTCAGGTGCGGCGAGTTGCGTGAGTTGCCCAGCGTGGTCAGGCCGGCGTGGGTGCTGCCGGCGCCGACATAGGCGTGAGCGTCCATCTGCTCCAGCGGATCGAAGCGCCGGGCCAACTCGGCCTCCAACGCATTCAGGTTACCGGCATCGGCGTAGGGCAGAGCGATGTCGGTGAACCAACTGTCACCGATATTGGCCAACGCGCCGGTGATGTCGGGGTTGCCGGACCCACCGACCATCGCGGTGATGGTGACCGTCAAGCCGGCCGGCAGGCGCTCGCCGGTGAAGTAGTTGACCCGCATGTCGATGCCGTTGCCGGCCTCGCCGAAATTGTTGGCGCGGACCGCGAGCGTCCCGCCACCAACGTCCGAGGCGTTCACCGGCAGCTTGGGATCGGCGTTGATCGCCGCGATAAGCCGCGTTGCGATGTTGTCCGGGAGTTCACCCGCCTGAACCGCCAGGCGTACGCGCTGCCCGGCGAGATAAAGGTTGAGCGTACCCGCCGCCGTCGGCGCGCCGCCCAGGGTGATCGCCCCGCTCGCCGCGATGGCGGCGAGATCGTCGACAAGCGGCAGAGCCCAGGTCTCGGTCGTGCGGTTGTTGGCCTTCAAGGCGCGGAACATCAGGTGCAGCATGGAACCGGTGCCGAAGAGGCTTTGCGCTTCCTCCTCGTCGAGGACGCGCACCGGCTGGTCCGCGGCGGCAGTGCCGGCGGCGAGCTTCTGGCCGATGACCAGGATGCGCGAGGGGATGCCGGCGATGCCGCTGAACGCGGCAGTAGAGTCGATCTCGACGAACTGGCCCGGTGTGCGCAGGTCGATCGGGATGGCGTCGAAGGATATGGCCATCGTTTATTTGTCCTTCTTTTTGGAGTTGACTTTCTTGGCGGTGCCGGCGGGTTTGCCGGTACAGGCCCGCGCGGTGGCGACCACATCGCCGTCGGCGAGCCGCCGGCGCCAGTAGGCGCTGGACGGCACGGCGGCGCCGTCTGTGGGGAGATAGCCGCCCGCGGGATTGCGGACTTTCAAGGCCGGCGTCGCCGGCTTGACGAAAAGGCTTTCGTTCATCCTTTCCTCCATGGGGTTAGGGGTTTTCGAGGTCGATGGTGTCTTCCGCGTCGGGATCGCCGGCCGGCAGCGGCGCTGTCACGTTGCCGTGCGGCGGCACGTCCCAGTCGGCGTGGAAGGTCTTGAAATCGTCGAGCGGCGGCAGCGCCAGCGGCGCGTCGCGGTAGCAGAAGGTCTTGAGTTCGAGTCTGCCCTCGTGCGCCAGAATGCCGGCGAACATCACCGGCCCCGATTCCTGCAGCTCCAGGCCGTCGGCGTCGCTCAGGCGGGTGGTCTCGACGGTGTCCGATAGCGTCTCGTCGGCGGCGAAGGCGGCGATCAGCCCATCGATGAGATCGTCGAAGGTAAGCTCGGAGGCCTCGGTATCCTCGAAGGAGCGCAGGCCCACCAGACGCCAGAGCGTGGTCTCCTTGGTGAGCGAGCCGTCGGGCTCGCGCTGCACCTCCAGGCGGCGGATGTACCAGCCGTTCAGACGCCCGTCTTCCATATAGAAGGCGGCCAGATCGGGATTGGCACTGGCGAAGCGCTCGTATTCCTGCACCTGGCCGATGCCGGGCACGGTTTCCATGCGCGCCTTGATGGCGGCTCTGATCGCGCGATGGCTCATGCGAACCTCCGGGTAAGTCCCGCCGGGATGAGCGGGAGTGGGGATAGGGGGGCCCTGGGCGCGCCAGCCGGAGTGTGGGAGCCGTCGCGGCCCAGGGCCCTGCCCGCCGGCCCCAATCGGAGAAAGGCCAGCGGGCGTAGCGGAAATTCAAAGGTCTGGTTGTGTGGCGCGGTCATCGCTTGTCTCGTTGCTTGGCGGTGCCGCGACCTATGGCGGTCGGTTGGGCGAGCCGCCGGGTGGCGGCGCGGCCGAGGCTGGTCCTGGCCGCCGCGAAGGGGGCCCGGCGGCGCTGTCCGATAGCGGCGCGGCGGGCCGGCCTCATAGCTCCGTCCTCCGCGCGGCGTGGGTCAGGAAGCGGCCGCCGTCGGTGGCGTCGAGGTCGAAGTCGACCACCACGCCGGCCGCCTGGTTACGCTTGGGGTCCAGCCCCAGAAGATCGAGATAGTGCCGGCGCAAGGCGGCCGCGCGGGCCGCGTAGTCGCGGCCTTTGGCCTGATGGTCGACACTGTCCGAGCGGATCGTCGACTCGCGATCGCCGGTGAAAGCGGCGGCGAGACGGTCCAGCAGATGCGCCGCCGCCCAGGCGGCGACCGCCTCCAGATCCTTGTCCGGCAGGGTGAAGGCCGTGGGGTTGGTGCGGTGCGATGCGGTGAAGTGGACGCGGACCATGGCACCGGGTTGCACGGTGCTCAGCAGCACGACGCGCTCGCCGGCGACGCCGGGAAAGACGCCCCAGCCCCCGCGCTCGATCATTCGCGGCGGGGCCTCGCCCGGCGGCACCTCGAGATCGATGAGGCGTGAGAAGCCGGTCTCGAAGGACGCCGGCCAGGGCACCTGCCGTCCGTCGACGCTGACCAGATCTTCGGCCAGACGACGCGGCCGGTCGCTCGAGTAGCGCAGGCGCGCAAGCTCGATGGCGGCATCGCGGTCGGCCGGCGTCGGCCCCTGGTCGGGGTCGTGGGCCAGGCCTTCGACGAGTTGTTCCAATGCGGCGAGGGTCATGAGCGGGCCGCCTTTCCTGTGGTTATTCTGTGTTACGTGGCGAAGGGTGCCCCCGGACGAGGAGGGGGAGACCTCGTCCGGGCGCGGCCCGGGTGCCAAGGAGCCAAACACCCGGGCTTGTTGGGTCAGCCGGCGGCCGCCGTCGAGGAGACGAAGCCGCGATAGTCGAGCACCGCGCCGCCGTAGATGTGGCGGATTTTGTAGGTGATCGTATCGTTGGCGAACATCGAGCCCTGGGCCGGCGTGTCCTGGACGAAGAGCTCGGGCTCCTCGCAGCCGCCGAGGAAGCCGACCTCGATCGTCGGCACCTCGCGCCAGTCGGCCGTGACGAACCAGGCGAACTGATCGGTCCAGTACCAGACAGGTACCACCTCGGGCCTGAGCGTCTGCACGAAGCTCTGGTCGCGGTCGTCCTGGCCGCGCTTGAAGATGTCGTGCGAGGCCTGCTCCAGCTCCGCCGGCACCCAGAGGTACTTGGGATTGACGTGCAGCGGCTCGGTCGTGCCGAACTCGGTCTGCTTGACCATGAGCAGGCGCGCGGCGGCGTAGTTGGCCTCGCTCAGAGCGCCGAACATCACGTTGGCATGATTGACGTGGAAGAGCGTCAGGCCGTCGTAGATCACCGGGTCGGTCGCCATCAGGTCGATGACGAACTTGGACAAGGTGCGCTTGGCAGCGCGCGCCAGCTTGCGCGGGATCTGCTGGACGACGCTCATGTCGTCGTTGACGATCATCTCCAGGGTGATCTGCTCGGTGCCGCCGAACTTGGAGACGGCGTAGGTCGTCTTCTCGTCGCCGGGCGAGGCGAGCGCCGCGTAACCACCGCTCTCTGCCACCGCCGGCAGGTCGCCATAGCCGCCCCAGCGCAAGCGTTCCTGGGTGCGGAAGTCGTTCACCGGGACCACCTGAGCGAGGTTGCGCCAGACGTCCAGGATATCGGCGGTGTTGTAGTCGGCGATCATGCGCCGGGTGATGGCGTTGCCCAGCACCTGGCCGAGTGTGGCGCCGTCGAGCGCCTCGCGCAGCAGCGCCCGGTCGCAATTGTGGGTGGCGCCGGTGATCCGCTTGTCGCCGGTGATGGCGACGTAGCATTCGCGCAGAGACTGGACGGAGCGGTCGTTCGGATCGAAGCAGGCATCGAGCATCTTCGACGTCTTCTCGGCCCGGCTTTCGCCGGCCTCGATGCGCGGCAGATCGCCCAGTCCGGTGACCCGGCCGCTTTCGACGAAGCGGGCGAGGTAGGCGGCCTCCTCGCGGATTGCCTGCCTCACCTCAGCCTCGGTGAAGTGGGCGCGGCGGGCGAAGTCGACGCTGAGCTTCTCCTTGGCCGCCGGTGGCAGGGTGGAGCCGGAGATGGCTTCGCGCATCATGGCGCGGGTCTCGGCCAGGTGAGCGCGCTGTTCCAGCGCCTGCAGCCGCATGGCCAATGCCTCGGTCATGCCGCCCGCCGGGGCGCCCGGCATGGGCTGCGCCGGCACGGACATGGCCGCGCCTCCGGTCTGGCCTTGGCTTTCGAGGGCCAGCTTGAAGAACGCCTCGACGTCCTCGTCGCTGAGCGCCTCCAGGTCCTTGCCCTCCAGAAGGTCGGGGCGAAGGCTAACGATGGTGTTGAGCATTTCCTCTCGTGTCACAGGATCGTTCCTTTTTGCTTCGATGAGAGAGATGATCCCGCCGCCGGCACCTGGCTCGACGATGAGATCGACGGAGTTGACTTTGCTGATGCGCTCGGTGAGCCGCATCCGCCGGCCACCGCGTTGGCGGATCCGGCCTTCGCCTTCGGCATCGATGGAAAAGCCGAACAGCCCGGACATGCCGCGCGCCCAAGCGTCGCGAAGCCGGGCGGCGACCGCGCCGCTGGGTTGCAGGAGCTCGAACGTCGCCTGAAGTTCACCGGTATCGGGGTGCGCTCCAGGCCTAAAGACGGGCCCGGTCAGGCGGCCGATCACGTTCATGAAGTGCTTGCCGGCACCCTTGAGATGTTCTTCGTCCGAGCGCAGCAGGACCCGCGCCCCCTCGAAGAGCGGCGCGGCTTCGGCCAGCACCCCATCGGAGTAGAAGTTGCCGTTCTTGGAGAGCCCCGCCCGGATAATCCGGATGCGCCAACGCGCCCGGTCGCCGTCGTCGAGGGCCTCAAGGAAGGCATCGAATTGAAGGGAAGAAGTCATTTATTTAACACCTATAAGACGTACTAAATCAGAGCTTCACGTGATGCTTGCGGCCATCGATGGTGACCACGAGTAGCCCGTCGCCGGATCGGCCGAAGCCGAGGATGTCGGCGCTCACAACCGGAGCCTGTCTGGCAACCAGGGCGCCGTCGGCGCCGGCCTCTGCACGGATCACCGTGATGCCCTTCATGAGCTTGGCCACATCGGAGGCGCGCAGGGTCTTTCGTTTGATGTCATCTCTGGCGCTTTTTGCGCCGGGTGTTTTCCTGGTCGACATGTCGTGTCTCTCCGCTGGTGATTTCGTTTTCTGTCTGGCCGGCCCGGCGGGGCCCGGTGTTCGATTCGGCGCGAAACTAGCTGTTCTCGGGGGTTCGGTTAAGATGGAAGAACTTCCTCCCTAATAATCTCGTTATAATTGAGCTATTTAGCGGACCCCTTCCGTTTTGGAGGGAACGACTCACCCCCCGGGCGGACGATCAAGGTCGATTTTGGAGCCGGGCGAGTTCCTCTGCGGCGTCGATTTCGAGGCCGAGCTGGGTGGCGATGAGGGCGATCAGGGCGGTTGCCGAGTTCGCCGAGAGCAGCTCTTGACGCACCGCCGCACTCGCCGCTTCTACGACCTGACGCAGCGCTGCCGCATAGGCCGTGGTGTCCCGCCGGATCATCTCGGGGAAGACGGCCCGCGGGCGTAGATCGGGGTTGAAGCTTTCCGGATCGGGCAGGGGGCCCGTCGGGTCGAGGCGCCGGTAGATTTGATAGCGCAGGATCTCTTCGATCATGTGCTTGAGCACGCGCTGGCGCATGGCAAGAACCTTGAAGGCCGGCTCGCCCATGTCCTGCGCTGTGGCCTTGTTGACGTTACCGCCGCCGCCGTACCAATGCTCGGGCACGGATGCGCCGCCAAGGACGTGGTTGCGGAACAGCCGCGCGCCTTCGGCCGACTCGGCCTGCTGTAGCTCCGGCGTTTCGGCGCGCCATTCCTCGGCCTCGTTGTGGATGCGCACCGATCCCGGTGCCGGCGGCGAGATCTCGCGGGCGCGGGCGCGCACCTCCTCAGGCGTCGCGCCTTTGAGCGTTACGTCCCACATAAAGGCGCGCAGAAAATTCCATCGCTCGATCTCGCCGAAGAGGTACTGGTCGTAAGTGTCGAGCCAATCCGCTTGAGCCAGAAGGTCGGAGTTGCCGCGCGTACCGCCCGACAGGTCGTTGATTTTGAAATAGAAACACTCGCCGTCGGTAAGGGACTCGCGGATCGCCCGCGCCCGGGGGCCGAAGACCTCCTCAGGGCCGTTGACGATGACCTGATAGCGGCGCGCCCGGCCGGCGGCGTCGCGGGCGGTGACGATGCCGATCGGCTGTTCGGGGTTCTCCGGGTCGCAGATCACGGTCTCTATGGAGCCGGGATCGAGATAGCCGAGGCGCAGATGCCCGCTCACTTCGTTGACGAAGGCGGGGTAGCATTGCTCGCCGAAGATGGCGAGTTCGCGGACCTTCTTGGGCAGCTTGACCTCGAAGTTGTTGATCGGATCGTTCCAGAAGGCCTCGACCCAGGCCTGGGCGCGCGGGTCGGCGACCTGCACCTGCACGCCTTCGGCGAGAAGGAAGGCAAGCGGCAGCTCGATCAGGCGATTGGCGATCAGATTGGTGCGCCAAAGGTGTGCCGCCACCTTCCGCATGCGAGCATGAGAGATCGGCGAAAGGTCGCGATCGGCATCGCCGGTCAGCCGGCGGAAGCCGTCATCCTCATCGAGGCCGACAGCCAATCCGGTGGAGCGGGCGGCCTCGCCGAGGCGCGCTGTGCCGGCGGCGGAAGGGGCCCAAAGGGTCAGGAAACGGTTCAGGATACTCATCGGATGTTACCTCCAACTGGTGTTTTTGTCGCGGGTCCGCCCGGCGGCATAGCTGTTGCGGCCGCCTTCCACCGTGGCGCCCGCGGCGGCCGGTGGGCCGGCCGCGGCCTCGATCCCGAGGAAGGCGGCCCAGGCGCGGTCGGCATGGCCGGCCGCGTTGCTGGCGGCGATGAAGCGGGGCCGGCCGGTGGGGCCGGCGACCTTGCGAAGTTTCATGAAGTCGGCGCGCAGCTCGGGGTCTCCCGCCGGGATGCGGGCCCGCCGCGCCTCGAAGGCCTGCTTGCCGGCGGTGGCCAGAAGCAGCTTGTTGCCGGTGGTGAAGATGACGCCCTGGACCTTCGCCTCGCCGTAGCGGCGTTTGGCATCCTCGACCGGTTTCTCGCCGAGGCCGGTCTGGTCCATCTGCAGGCGCGCGACCCGGTAGCGCCCGAATAGCGCATCGAGGGCCGCATCCTGCTGGGCGAAGGTGGCCCGCCTGAGCGTGACGATCTCGCGCGTCCAGAGTACGTCGCCGATCTCCTCCCAGACCCAGGCGACCCAGAGGTCGCCGCGCAACGCAATATCGTTGCCGATGTAGCAAGGTCCGCCCTGGTAAAGGTCGAGCTTGCCGGCATCGGGATGCTCGTTGGCGACGACCAGGCCATGGGGCAGCCAGGCGCTGGCCCGGTCGCGAAACTTCAGCTCGTACTCCTGGGCCCAGGCATCGGCGTCGCCGACGTTGCGCCGCAGGACCTCGATGTCTCGCGGCAGCCCGTCGGCCACGGCCTGGTGGATGTCGACGACATGGCGCGACCAGTCGTCGTCGCGCGCGCTCATCAACTCGTGGAACTTGTTGCTCTTGCCGTTGGGCGTGGAGGTGACGCGCAAAGAGTGTCCAGCGGAGATGACAGGGAAGAGGGCGCGCCAAATCCGCCGGTCGTCGCGATGAAAAGCGAACTCGTCCAGATAGACGTTGGCGGAAAACCCGCGCGCCGTATCGGGGTTGGCCGGCAGCGCGGTGACCCGCGCGCCGTTCGGGAAGACGACCTCCAGCGCGCGGGCATCGACCTTCGGTGGCGTGCCGCGGGTGCCGGGTCCGCCAAGCTCCTGCAGGGCCAGGCCGTAGGCGGCGGCGTGCGGCTTTATGCCGGACTCCATGGCCTCGCGCGCTTGCCTCTCGCCGCTGGAGAGGATGACCCAGTGGGCCCGTCGGCCGTCGACCATCTTCTCGAAGATGTCGTCGACGATCTCCAGCGTGGTGACGAAGGTCTTGCCGGTCTGACGCGCGAACATGCCGATCTTGAAGCGGTGCCGGTCGTTGAACCAGCGCTGCTGATAGGGATGGAGGCCGATCGCCGGCGCGGCCTTGCGGGCGCTCATGTTCCGGCCACTCCGTACACCTGCTCGCGGATCGCCTTCAGGGCTTCGCCCGAGAGCTTGAAGCCGGCCTTTTTCGCTTCCCGGCCGGCCGCCTTGGTCGCCTGGTCGGCGGCGCGCCGTGCCAGCGCGGTCTCGCGCTCGGCGACCAGTTTGCCGGCGGCCTCGAGCTCGCGGATGGTACGGGCGATCAGCACGATGTCCTTGGGATCGGTCGCGTCCTCGGACGCCTCCCATTGCGAGAGTGTCTTGAGCGCCACCATCTTCAGCAGCTCCGCCAGCAGACGGCCGACGTCGCCGCTCGGCTCCTGAGCGAGGGCGCCGACCCAGGCGCCGGCGATCGCCTGCGCCTCGCGGTAGCGCTCCATCTGCGCCTCTAAGCGCCGGCGATAGCGGCCAAGGGCGGCATAGGAGACGGGTTTGCCCAAACCGGCCAAGTGCTCGCTGATCGCCACCGTGGTGTGGCCTTCGTGGATCAGCTTATCGACTGTCGCGCGCACCGGCTCCTCCAGCCGATCTATGGCTCCGCGGCGGGCCATCTCAGGGCTCCGGCCGATGGATGTCGGGATGATGGGAGCGGCCCGCCGCGACGTCCTCTCCATCGGCGGTGATGTGCGCGATCATGATGTCGGCGATCCGCTCGGCGCTGAGCAGGCCTTGCTCGGCCAGCCAGGCGATGTCGCCGCGGATCTGGGCGCGGGTCGCCGCAAGGCCATGTCCGGCCAACATCTCGCGCAGGAGAGATTCGTTCGCCGCATAGCCGGGCGCTGTCGCCAGGACGCGCAGGATGACCGAGCGTCGGTGACGGGCCAGGGTTTGGTGGTAAGCGCTCATTTCATACCTTTCAGGTGCGAGTCGATGATCGAGGTCTGGCGTTCCAGCCGGGTGATGGCCTTGCCCCAGCCGTCCATCTTCGCGGCCAGCGCCTTCAGGTCGCCGCTGATCGTGCCGATCATGCGATCCAGGGAGCGAACCTCGTGCGCGTCGGGCATGTGGCTGAGCTTGGTCTCGACGACGGCGAGCCTTTGCGCGGTGTGATCCTGTCGCTTGTCCAGAGCTTCGATTTGGTCTTGCGTGACCCGGGAGCGGCTTGCCTGCCAGGCGACGAAACACGAGCCGGCGGCGACGAGAGAGACGAAGATCTCCCAGATCAGGCGTGCGAGGTCCCAGTTCATCGCCCGGACCCTGGCCGACCGCGCCACTTGTCGAAGGACCGCGCGCCCGTATAGCCCAGGTAACCGGTACCGAAGAGCCACCACAGGTTTTCGGGAATGGCGGCCAACATTTCGGCGATGTTATCCGCGGCCTGTGCGACGTGGACCGGCCACCAGATGCCGAGCACCCCGCCGAGAAAGGCCAGAGCGATCACGCCATACATGACGTATAGGAAGGTTGGCCGGGCGCGGCTGGTCCAGGGGTCCCGGCTTCGCGCTTCGGCGAGAATGGCGGATATGGTGACTTCGAGCTCGGCGAGTTTGCCTTGTTGCTCGAGCGTCATGAGACGTGCCTTGGCGGCGGCTTTTTCTTCTTCCGTCTCGAAGAGGTTGTCGATGAGCTCGCCCGCCAACTTGGCGAGCGGCCCGGCTATGAGTTCCAGCATATTGCCTCCTGAAGGAGCATTGGGGAGGGGGAGGGATGAGACCGACGGTCGGTTTTCGACAGGCGCGACCTAGCAATCGGTCCAGCGCCGCGGCAGGCAACGGCGGCGGCCGCGGCGGGCCTCGGTGGACCGGGCGGCCAGTTCGGCGCGAACCTGGCGTACCCATCGGCTGGTGACGCCGAAACGCTGGGCCACTTCGTTGTGTGATCCCTCGGCCATGGCGATGGCGAGGCGGCGGCTACCCTTGAATTTCGGTATTTCGATCTTCTCGCCACCCGCGATGTGAGAAAGGCGAGCGGCCATCCTCGCGCCCATCGTCGTGGCGAGGACGGAGTTCGGCCGTGGCCGGCGGGGGATGTAGACGGTGCGTCCGCCAAGCCGGTGAGAGAGGTTGAGAGCCGTCGAGATCGACGTGGCTTCGGCAACGTCGCGCAGGAAATTCGGGAGGGCCTTGAGCGTCGCGCCGTCGGCCGCCGAATGGCTTCGGTCGTTGTTACGCGTCAT